ACATTTGGTCTGGAGGCATCATACAGGAGTGAAGATTCATACGGCATCAACACCTTCCTGCCGTCATTCTTTAAATCAGACTAAACGTGATGTGCGACGAAAGTTTATAGAAGTGGGCATTCGTTCGTGAACAGCAGTTAGGGGGTATTATGCCCCCTTATGTGTCGCCCCCCGTGCCCCGCCCCCGTATATAAAAACGCCCTACTTCCCTAAGCTATAAACGACCCAAAACGCGATCTCGATTTCACTCACTCAAAAAAATTTTTTCATATATAAAAAATGACGATAGGATTCAAAGATATGCAAAAAAATCCCGCAGAAAATTTTACGACTATAGAGATTGATCCAGTTAGTGGTGAGCACTACGTCACTATTCCAGAATGGATATGTGATGAGAAGGGATGGTATGAGGGCGTAGAAGTCAATATTGAAGTTGAGAATGACTGTATAATCATCAGAGACATTGAATGAAGACACCTTGACGATGCCTAGATAATACTGTATGATACTGAAGTAACTTCATTCGATTATGGCTAAAGGATTTACTGTAAAAGCAAATGCGCCGAGTCCCTCAGAGAAGAAAAAAACAACTGAGTGGGACTTTGAGAAAGCAAAAGAAATGGTCAAGGGGAAAACCATTGTATTCTGTCTTCCTGGTAGAGGAGTTTCATACACCTACCTGAAGAACTTTGTACAAATGTGTTTTGACCTTGTGCAGGCAGGGGCGAGCATCCAGATCTCGCAGGATTATTCCTCCATGGTTAACTTTGCAAGATGCAAATGTCTTGGAGCAAACGTACTGCGAGGACCGGATCAAATTCCCTGGGACGGCAAACTAAAATATGATTATCAATTGTGGATTGATTCTGATATTGTTTTCAATACTGAAAAGTTCTGGCAATTAATTCTTTTGGATAAAGATATTGCAAGTGGTTGGTATTGTACGGAAGACGGGCGAACGACCTCTGTGGCACATTGGTTAGAGGAAGATGACTTCAAGAATAATGGTGGAGTCATGAATCACGAAACTCTAGAAACAATCGCCAAGCGCAAAAAACCGTTTACCGTGGACTATGCAGGTTTTGGATGGTTGCTCATCAAGAATGGTGTCTTTGAACACGAAGGTATGAAGTATCCTTGGTTTGCACCCAAGATGCAAGTCTTTGAGTCTGGAGCAGTTCAGGATATGTGTGGAGAGGATGTATCATTCTGTCTCGATGCAATCGAAGCAGGATTTGAGATTTGGTGTGATCCTCGCATTCGCGTTGGTCACGAAAAGACTCGGGTTATCTGATGAAAGAGACAAATTATACAATTCTCCATAAAGGAGATATTCTGTATAAGGGATTGACAGAAGAAGAATACTTTGATATTATGGAGGACCTTTCAATAGAGTTCTATCAGAAAGGTTCTCCAAGACCTCAAGATCTTGAGACAAAAATGTTTGAATTTTAAGGAGCACTAATTATTATGGCAATGCGTTCAAAAATCGGCGGCAGCAACTTTATGCCCGGGAAACCCAAAAAGTCTCGTCAAGGAACTGGAAAGAATACAAAATATGCTGCTACCTCGCGTAACTCGGCTCGTAAGCGGTATCGTGGTCAAGGTCGTTAATACATACATTTAGTATTGTAAAAGTAACCATGGCATGTTTGATTGCTAATCTTCCTTCAATGGAAGTATGGGTTCGTAAAGAATATCTAACAGATCATCAAAGTGGTCATGGCGAATTTGTAAAGGGCGTTTGGGTTTCGGTCAAGTCGATTCCCGGACGCGCTTTTTATTTTGAGACTTATTTACCAGAATATGCGGCAATGTATGACAAATTGCCCATCAGCGCCTTTGTCTCGGACCCTGAGACCCCTTCTCCTGACATGAGCCTACCAAACCTCCAGTTTTGGAATTGTATGGACTACGGAGTCGTCTCGGTGGATAAGAAATTTATTGGATCAATGGACTTCGAGTGTTATACAAGAGATCATGGTATTGTAAAAGGCACTTATATTTGCACAATTGACAATTATCATCATGATCCAGACTATGTTGACTATGCCACAAGCGAAAATCCTGCCGAACATAAGTCACATAATTTGATTGAACTTGAAAATGGGCAGTATGCTCTCTATCCAAACAATAGATTACGTATTTTTGACAATAGTTTGACTCCAGTTAATCCAAAAACACCAGATTTTAAGGTTTCAACCCTATATTATCAAGTTGAAAACGGTCATGACCGCCTTGGAATGGGTCGCGAAGACGAATATTTTTGGAAAACAGCAAAGGAACGGCAAGAATTTATTGAAGAAGACGAAAATAAATAGAAAAAAGGGATAGCAACCCCTTAAAAAGTTCTGATTTCACCAATCGGAGCAAAAATGGCAAACTCACCTGTTGATAGAGACGTAAATTACATGAGAGAGATGTGGGGAACTGAATCTTTAATTACTGATTACAATGCAAAACTTGAAAAACCCACCAAAAGAGTCATTTCTGAAGTAATGCATGACACTGCACCTCGTCATGACTTCAAAAAACAGTCAGAATTGCATGAAAAAATTCGTAATGATGAAGATTATGATGACTGGGAGTATGGAACAGAACCAATCTATGGTTGATTCCGGAATTGGGTATAAATAAATTCAGAAAAATCCTATTAAAATGGCAATTCAGAGGATATCTAGGTCCTTTAAAGACATTAGTTTATCATTTGAACCACACCCAATAACAAAAGACCTGCAAGTTCTTAAAAATGAAGCAGCGATTCGCAGGTCTGTGAGAAATATTGTAATGACAATACCTACCGAAAAGTTTTTTAATCCACTTTTCGGTACTGACATAAGAAAATCTTTATTTGAATTTGTGGATTTTGGTACTGCATCAGTAATTAACAGTCAGATACGAAATTCTATTAATAATTTTGAATCTAGAATAGATAATCTTCAAGTTTTGGTGAACCCTTATCCCAATTTGAATTCATTTGAAGTGACTATTGTTTTTGATATCATTGGCCAAGAGTTTCCGACACAAGAATATTCTTTCCTATTAGAGGCAACAAGATAATATGCCTTTTACAAAATTTACAAATCTGGATTTTGACCAGATAAAAACATCAATTAAAGATTATTTGCGATCCAATTCAGAATTTTCGGATTTTGATTTTGATGGATCAAATTTTTCAGTGTTAATTGATACTCTAGCATATAATACGTATATTAATGCTTTTAATTCAAACATGATTGTGAATGAGTCCTTCTTGGATTCTGCAACACTTCGTGAAAATGTAACATCTCTAGCGAGAAATATTGGGTATGTTCCAAGATCTAAAACTGCATCAAACAGTAGAATAACAATATCGGTAGAACCAGAACTGAAGACGGTCAACGGTATCATTCAACCCATAAGCAGTTCTATAACCCTTAAAAGGGGGTTAGTTTTTACGGGCAATAGAAGTGATACAAACTATGTTTTCTCAACGTTAGAAGACATTACAGTGCCTGTAGAGGAGATCAAAATCAGAAACGCTGATGGATCTACAACAACAAAATACATAGCAACATTTAAAGACATAAAAATATATCAAGGCATATACTTATCACAAAAATTTGATGTTGATAATTCAATTAACCAAAGATTTATTTTGGGTAATTCATCCATTGACACATCTCTTCTTAAGGTCTATGTAAATGAATCAAGTGATCCTAACGACAATCAATCTTTAGGAACTGAATACCGATTGCTTGATAATATTGTTAATGTAAAACCTATTGATCCGATATACTTACTTCAAGAAATTCAAGATGAAAAATATGAGTTGTTTTTTGGAGATGGTATTATCGGGAAAAAGGTTGACAGTGGTGTAGTAACTGCAAACTATATCGTAACGGATGGAAGAGATGGAAATGGAGTTAAAGAGTTTTCATTTGCCGGTAATTTAGTAACTAACAATCTATCAGTATTAGGTTCTAGCGAACAATCTATAAAGTTGTTGAGCAATATCATTTTTGGATATTATCAAAAATCTGAAGATGGAACATATGCTGTTATTTCTGTTTCTCCTACATCTTCCAGTAATGGAGGAGATATTGAATCAATAGAGTCAATTAAAAGATATGCTCCTAGAATCTATTCAACTCAGAATAGAGCTGTTACTTCGAATGATTATGAAAATTTAATAAAACAAATATATCCAAATACGGAATCGGTTTCTGTTGTTGGTGGTGAAGAAATGGATCCTCCACAATATGGAAATGTTCAGATTTCTATAAAACCAAAAAATGGATATTTTGTATCAGATTTTGATAAAAGTAGAATATTGACGGATTTAAAAAAATATTCAATATCTGGAATTAATCAAAGAATAATTGATTTGAAAGTTATTTTTGTTGAAATTGATACTTCAATTTATTATGATGACACAAAAATTTCTACAGCGGATTCTCTTAAAACTCAAATTATCTCTACTCTCACTAATTATTCAAATAGTTTAGATTTAAATAAATTTGGTGGCAGATTTAAGTATAGTAAAGTTTTAGGAATTATTGACAATACAAATAGAGCGGTTACGTCAAATATCACAAAAGTAAAAATAAGAAGAAATCTTATAGCATTTATAAATCAATCCGCACAATATGAACTATGTTTTGGTAATGAGTTTCATGTTAAGTCTGGTCAATACAATATAAAGTCTACAGGATTTACAATTTCGGGGGAAACTTCTACAGTTTATTTGACTGATACTCCAAACCCAGACAAAAAAACTGGAATTTTATCAATAATCAAAATTTTATCATCCGGTGAAATTAGAGTTGTGGCAAAATCTGCCGGTATTATAGATTACAAAAAAGGAGAAATAAATTTAACTACAATAACAATAACTTCAACTCAAAGAGATAATAATATTATAGAAATAGAAGCGATACCAGAATCAAATGATATTGTTGGATTAAAAGATTTATATATCAATTTTAATCTTGAAAAAAGTAAAATAAATATGGTAAAGGATGTAATATCTTCTGGCGAAGAAAGTTCCGGATCTGTATTTATTCGGAATTCATACACTTCAAGTTACTTAAACGGCACACTATTTAGAGAGTAATATGATAACGACTGGTATTGAATCTAAAGTAAAGATTCAGGATATTGTTTCTAATCAAGTACCATCTTTTATTTTAGATGAAAGTCCAAAATTTGTAGATTTCTTGAAAACGTATTATACGTCTCAAGAATATCCTGGTGGACCAGTAGATTTATCTGAAAATTTGGATCAATATTTAAAGTTAGATAATCTAACTCCAGAAGCTATTGTTGGATTTACTACACTAACGTCCAATGTTGATTCGGATTCTTCCGTAATATATGTTTCTAGCACTAGGGGATTTCCGAGAAAGTATGGTCTTTTAAAAATTGATGATGAAATTATTACATATACTGGTATTACCACAAATTCCTTTACAGGATGCGTTCGTGGATTTAGTGGAATTACAAATTATCATAATGAATTTGATAGTGAAGAATTAATATTTGACTCTTCTAGTTCAAATTCTCATACTGCAACAAAATCTGTAGAGAATTTAAGTTCATTATTCCTTAAAGAATTTTTTGAAAAGTTAAAAATTACATTTTCTCCTGGATTTGAGGGTGTAAATTTAAATAAAAATATTGATGTAGGTAATTTTATTAAAGAAGTAAGATCATTTTATTCATCTAAAGGTACAGATGCTTCTATTGAGACTTTACTCAGAATTCTTTTTGGAAAGTCTGGAAAAACTATAAATCTTGAGCAATATTTAATAAAACCATCAGATTCCGATTTTATTAGAAGAGAGGTTATTATTGTTGAAGGAATTAGTGGTGATTTATCAAAGTTATCTGGGCAAACAATCTATAAAAATACCGATTCTGAAACTAGAGCAGTAGTTTCTGAGGTAGAACCATTTACAAGAAAGGATAAAGTTTATTATAAGTTATATGTTTATGTTGGATATGATGATAAATTATCAATTGAAGGCACGTTTGAAATAACACCCTCAACAAAATCTTGCGATAAAGTATTGCCAGAATCTGAAGTAATCACTGTAGATTCTACTATTGGATTTAGTCCCTCAGGCATTATTTACTCTGGCAATAATATTATTACATACAAAGAAAAATCTGTTAATCAGTTTTTAGGATGTGTGGGGATAGTATCTACAATTAACAAAACTGGTAATATTATTTCAGATAAAACTTATTATGGATTTGAAGGTGGAGATATCTCAAAAAAATGCACATTTAGAATAACTGGAGTTATTTCCGATATTTCTAATATTAATAATGATAAAGTCTCTGTGTCCTAAAATCAGATTATAAGTATTAAGTATCTTGGAGATAATATAAGAAATCCTATTACAGAAAATAAAACTTATAAAGAAATTTTTGCAAATTCTTGGATTTATAATACATCAACGTCAATTGATATTGAGTCGATATTATCCAGCAATATTACATTGAAAACTAATATTGATAAGTCTCAATTTAAAGTTGGTGATAGAATTGAAATTATTGATCGAGGATCTAGAGAAGTAGTTTATCCTTTGTTGCCTGGGGATATTCCTTTTGTTGAAAGTGTAGATCAAAATAGTGAAGGTTTATTAAATTCTTTATCATTAAGGAACTTTAATCCTGAACTGGAGACTGGAAAATTATATTCTATTAGAAGAATAATTAATAAAGCATCTAGTGTAAGTGTTCCCATAGAATATGGAAATGATCAAATCATTTCTGATATTCAAAACCTTTATACTAATAAAATTGGCGAGGAAGAGTATGCATATGTTGCATCAAATGGATTGCCATCATCAGAATTCAGAGATTCTCAAGTTTATAATTTTGATATAGATCCAGAAACTCAAAAAAGACCAAAAATTCCATCAGTTATTGATATTGATCAGGCAATTTACCAATATCAAATTGATCAGACTTCTGTAGATCCTCTTCAAGATGTTGATCAACAAACACTTTTATCTAGTGGTGTTAAAAGATTTACTACTATAAGTTTTCCAGACAGAGTTAAGTTTTTAACTGGTGATAGAGTATATTATTATCCAGAATCCAATCCACTTATTGGATTAGTAGAAGGATCTTATTATGTTAAGGTTTTTGATAACGCAAGAAAAATAAATTTATATACCTCAAAATCGCATATTGGTTCAAGTGTGCCAAGTTTAAGTTTTTATGCTTCAAGTACAGGTATAGGAACACATACATTTACTTTATACGAACATAGGTCAAATTTAATTAAACCAAAAAAAATATTTAAAAAGTTCACATTAAATCCAAATTTAGAATCTGGTAACAATCAAGAAACTACTCCTGGGCCAACAGGAATGTTGATAAATGGAGTTGAGATTGGAAATTATAAAACAGAAGATAAAATATATTATGGACCACTAACATCAGTAAATGTTATATCTCCTGGAAAAAATTATGATGTTATAAATGAACCAAAATTAAAGATAACAAGTCCAAATAATGGAATTGATGCTAATGTTCAAACAGTGGTTACTGGAAAAATAGAAGATATTATTTTAGATTCTAGAGATACTAAATTCAATCTTGATGGAGAAGTATCAGTAAACATTAGTGGAGGAAATGGAACTGGAGGATTATTTGCTCCAATTATTGTTAGGAAAAGACTTGAATTATTATTTAATGCAAATCCAGTTACTCAAGGTGGTGGTATAGGCACTGCAACAAACCAAATAACTTTTATTGATGAGCATGGTCTCATTGATGGACAATCCATAATTTATAGAAATGAGACGAACAGTCCAAATGTTCCTATTGATAGTGACGGAAATACTTTACCAGATACTACTCTTATCAATAATGCATCATACTTTGTTAGAGTTGACAATAATAAAACAATTCAGTTATTTGAATCAGCTTTTGATTATCAAAATAATAATCCAGTTTTGTTTAACCTTAATGTTACGACTGCAGAATATGGATATGGTGGTATTCAGAAATTTTTAGTTGGTGAAGATTCAAGTGTTTTAAGTGAAATAAAAATATTAGACTCTGGATCTTTTACCAACAGAAAATTGATAGTAAAACCTGTTGGAATTAATACACTAAACAACACCATTAACTTCAAAAATCATGGATTTAATAGTGGAGAATTAATTGAATATAATTTTGATAGCACAACAGGTATTGGCATATCAATTACTCCAAATATAGGACTTTCTACGTCTACAGATACAAATTATCTTGTGCTAAAAGTAGATGATGATTCATTTAGAATTTGTGATGCTGGAATTGGAGGAACTATTACAAGCAATTTTGATAAAGAAAAATTCGTCAGATTTCACAGTAGTGGATCTGGATATCATTATTTTAAATATCCAGATATTAAAGTTTCTGTTACTGTTAGATCCTCTGGGTATGGTGAAAAGAATATAAGAGCATTTCCAGTAATAAAAGGATCTATAGTTGATGCATATTTGTATGAGTCTGGATCTGGATTTGGATCAAATATTTTAAATTTTGAGAAAACTCCTTCTATTAATGTAATAGAAGGAAAAAAAGCACAAATTTCTCCCGTAATATCTTCAGGTCTCGTAATAGACACAAATATTCAATTTAGTGGATATGATTATTTTTCTACCCCAGAGATAACTGTATTTGACCCAACAGGATCTGGATCTGGTGCAAAATTAATTGCTAATGTTGAGGATGGAAAAATAAATGAAGTAATCATTCAAAATTCTGGAAGAGGATATTCAGATAGTAGTAGAATAGAAATAGTTAATTCGGGATCTGGTGCATTATTTGAGTCAAATGTAAGACCACTTAACGTTAATAATGTAAATAAGATACCAGAAAAACAATATCAAATTTTAAAAGATATAAATGGAACTAGTTTAAATTATCTCATTTCTGGTTATTACGATAATCTTAGACAAACTTTTAGAGATACGGGATCTTCTAATTCAAATATTATTGGTTGGGCGTATGATGGAAATCCTATATATGGCGCATATTCTCAAACAGACCCAAATGACAAAACATCTCCAACAAAGAGAATGGAGTCTGGATATAATTTGAGTTTGGATAATATTCCTGATAGACCATCAATAACAGACTTTCCTTTAGGATTTTTTATTGAAGATTACTCTTTTGATGGAAGCGGAGATTTGGATAAAAATAATGGTAGATATGCAAAAACAAATGAATTTCCAAACGGTGTCTATGCCTATTATGCAACTATAGATATAAACAATAATCCAGTTTTCCCATATTTTATTGGAAATAATTATAGATCAAATATTCTTGATGATAATAAAACGTTAGATCAAGATTTTGATTTAAATAATTCTGGTTTTTTAAGAAATACATTTCCATATAAGATTTCTGAACTTAATTCGGATAATGATTTTATTATAGAAACTAATGAAATATCAAGGCAAAAAACTAAAATAGAATCTATAAGAAGTGGACCTATTGATCAAATTGAGATCATTAATCCAGGAACAAACTATAATGTTGGTGATGAGTTAGTATTTGACAATACAAAAACCGAAGGTGGTGGAGCTATTGCAAAAGTATCTTTAGTTGGAGGAAAAACTATTGAAAATATTCAACAGAATATAGTAAATTATGATCAATCGGTAGTTACTTGGGAAGATAATACAACTCTTAGAATAACAACTCCATCCGAACATAATTTTTCTTCTGGAGATTATGTTTCTATTTCTGGTATTGCTACTGTTATTCCATCTCCTCCCATATTAAAACTTGAAGGGGCATACAAAAAAATAACTGTAGATCAACCTGTAGTTCTCACTTTAGAAGATGAAATTGTTGCTTCTCCTGAGAGCCCTGCTGGATATGCAACGACTGAAATTTTTGTTTCTAACATTTCTGAGAAATTAAGTCCGGATACAGAATTACTGATAGGCGACGAAACCTTAACTATTTTAAATATATTTCCAAATGAAAATGCACTTAGAGTGCAAAGAGGAAACCCATCCGAAACTCACTCGGTAGGTGCATCTCTTACTGCAAAAAATTATGACTTTACAATTAAAGAAAATTTTGAATCATTTGATTCAAAATTAAATAATAAAGTTTATTTTAACCCTCACGAATCTGTTGGACTGGGGACAACGGCGGGAGAAACTTATAGCGTAACACTTGGATTTGGAACATCTAGAACTATTAGTAGATCAATTTTATCTGGAAGTATTTACTTAGAAAATCATAAATTTAATGTTGGTGATAAAGTCCGTTTACATTTAAATGATGTCAACGGCAACGGGACTCTGAATAGTAGGATTCCAGTAACAGATACCTTAGGAACTCCAAATATAATTGAAATTTTAGATGGAGATGTTTTATATATTGCAAAGAAAACTCCAAACTCAGTAGGACTTGCTACAAATAAAGATGATTTAAATAATATACTATATTACAGAGAACCTTTTACAGCGACTAATATAGACAATTACTACTTAGTGTCCAATTATAATCAAGAATATGCAAATATTGATAAAATTACTGCAACTGTGTCAATATCAACTTCACATGGACTTGTAAATGGTGATATTGTTAAACTGTCTGTAGAACCAAATTTAAATGTTGGTGTTGGAACTTCAATATCAGTAAAAGTTATTAGGAATTATGATCAAACTATTGGTATAAACACGGTTTTATCAGGTATATCATCATATCCACAATCCGGAAATAATCTTCCTTGGGTATTTACTACGTCTCCACAAAAACATAACTTTAAAACGGGTGATAAAATACTTTATTCTAATATAAACTCTATAGTTCTTGGATATGGGTCATCAGATTTCCATTTGACTGCTAATGATTCTGATCCAGAAATGCAAAATGTTTCATTTTATGCTCGCGTTCTTAGTGATACTGATTTTAGTGTAAGTGAGACATATGAAGATACATTTAAACCATCCGTAAATGGAAAAACTTCATTAAGTATAACTAATGGACCTAATGCTCCTACCGATCCATCTTGGTCATGGGGAGGCAATATTCATGTATGGACACTAGTAAACCCACAAATTGAAGTTACTAAAGGAAATAATATTGTCTTTGATGTTTCTGATCCATCATTAGTAGGAAATAATTTCAAAATTTTCTATGATGAAGATTTTAATAATGAATTTATAACTGATTCTAATAGCGAAACATTCAATGTTGCTTCAGTTGGAACGGTTGGAGTTAGTAGTAATGCTTCAGTTACAATCAATTATTCCGGCGCTTTACCTAAAAAATTATTCTATAATCTGGAAAGTTCCTCTGGTTTGGGTATATCTACAGTAAGCAAAGATGTAGTGAATTACAATCGGATTTCATATGTAGATAGTAATTATACTGGTTCTTATCCAGTCATTGGAATTGGGACAACAACAGATGTTACATTTGATATTTCTCTAACAAAAGAAAGTGAAAGAGTTTCTTATGCAAAGTCAGAATCTAGCAAATTAGAATATAATACACTCTCTCATACTGCGATTGGACCTATTAAAAATATTGATGTTGTGTCTAGGGGGGAAAATTATAAAAAGTTACCACCAATTACATCAATAGAATCAAAATTAGGTAACGGTGCTATTTTAATTTGCAATTCTGATATTATAGGATCAATAAATGAAGTAGAAATTTTAGATACTGGTTTTGAATATTCTTCTGATCAAACTCTTTCGCCAAGAGCATTTGTCTCTCCTTCAGTTAGTTTGAGAAATTCAAATATTTTAAAAGATATTGAAGTAATAAAAGGAGGATTAAATTATACTAATCCCCCAACAACTGTTCTTGTTGATTCTATAACTAGAGATTCTATAAAAGGTGGATTAATAAACGCAAATCTTTCTGCACAATCCATATCATCAATTGATATCGAGATAACTCCATATGGAGTAAGTGGTGATGCAGAACTCTTTGTTGAAAATAATTCAAATGGTATCAGTATTATATCAGTTGAATCAAGCAACAGTGGTATATTTACATGCACTTTAAATACTCCTATATTAGGATTTTCGCAAGACTCAATAATTAATGTTGGAGATTTAGTTTATATTGAGGGTATTCAAAAATATAGTGAGGATGGTAGTGGATTCAATTCATCAGATCTTGGATATAGATTTCTTAAAGTATCTGGATATCAAAAATTAAGTGAAGATCGTATAACTATTGATGCTTCAGAATATACAAGTAATACTGGAATTGCTAAAACAATTCAAGATTCATCAGGAACAATAATTAATAAGAAAAATTATCCAGAATTTAATGTAATTACACAATCATCTTTATTCTCTGTGGGAGAATCTTTATTAGTTAATGGTGTTGAAGTTGACTTAAAAGTAGAATCTAATACAAATGATACTGACTTAAAAGTCGTAGGCTCTTATGAGTTATTTGTCAATGACAAGATTGTTGGAAAATCATCAGGAAATACTGCATACGTTTCTACTATTGAAAAAGCAGATGCAGTTTATAAAGTTGATTATTCTATTAAAAAAAGATTTGGATGGCAATCAACAACTGGAAGATTGAGTGAGGATTATCAAGTAATTCCGGATAATGATTATTATCAAACTCTTTCTTACTCAATAAGAAGTCCTCTAACTTGGGATGAAGTAAAAACTCCAGTTAATAATCTGGTTCATGTGTCTGGCATGAAAAACTTTGCAGATACTGAAATAATGTCTAATAATGATTCTATAAGTGGAATTACTAGTGCTAATACTGATCTTGATATCTTCTTAGATTTGATTAGTGAACAAAGAGTTGATACTATTCATAATTTTGATAATGCTAGAGTCATTGATGTTGTGAATGGAATATCTAAAATTTTAGAATTTGAAAAATCAGTTTTCATACCATACACTGAAGCAATAACTAATTCAGTATTAAAAATTGATGATATTTCTCCAGAATTTTCTCAGTTTGAATCAGAACCACTTCCATATAGAGATTTATTTGAAATAAATCCAGTAAGAGACTATAGAAATTATACATTTAAATTGACAAGTGTTGATGGCACACAATTACAATTAACTAGATTAGCAATATTATCAAATCCAAGTGAAGAATCATTCTCTCTTGAGCAAGAATCTTTAGCAAATGTTGGAACTGGTATTACACATTTGGATGGTGAATTATATGGAGAATTTTCTTTAGTAACAACAGAATTTGAAGAAACTTTCTTGAGATTTACTCCAAAAGATCCATTTACCACTGAATATGATATAAAATATTTGGAAAAAAGATTTGGTGACAGTGCGGTTGGTGTAGCAACAACTTCAATCGGATTTATTGATTTAGTTAGTGCAGTAACTGGTGTTACTACTGGAGTTGGGACTAGAGATTTAATTAGTCTACCCAAAAATGATTATACATCTGTGTATATTGATGTTTCACTTAATACCCTTATTAGTAATAACTTAAATGTTGTTCGGTTATATGCAACACATGATGGAGCAGCATCAAGCATTACATCATATATGTTTGACTCAGAAACAACAAACATATCTAAAGAACCTATTGGTATATTTACCTCAGTAATAGATGGTGATGACTTTAAGATCAGATATACGAATGATGAAGAAATTGAAACCGTAGTTGTTAGAGCTAGATCAATTTGTTTTGGTGATTATGACCAATCATTAAATCCAGAAGACACATATCATTTCAATCTTCCTGGACAACCAGAAGGTTCAGAAAGGTCGGTTTTCTATAAATCCACCCATGTCGAAACTAGCGATACTGCATCTAATTTACCAATTGGAATATGCACTGTAAATAAAAATACAGTAGATGCTATTCAATCCGTTGTTGAAGTTACAGTCTCTGGATCTGCAGGAGCTGCTTATACTGGAACTGCATTATATGATGTAACTTTCCTATCAGATTCTACTAACACATATAGTCAAGAGGGTCCTGCATTATATCGCACAGATGATGTTTCTGGAATTGGTACTTTTGGTGCTGAATTAGTCAATAATGATTTTATAGTTAATTTCTATCCTAATGATAGACAAAATCAAGGCACTATAACAATTAAGGCACTTTCTGAGTGTTATTATAGAGATGTAGATACTGTTAATATTGCTCCACCACTACAATATGGTTCTGTAATTGAAACTCTCAAGACATTCGAATATTTTGCATTAGAAGGGGAAAGAATTAACAAGAAAAACTTTGTCCTTCGCCATGAAACAGTTCCCATTTTTGCAAAGACTATTAATCCTCAAGATACAACACAGTTTAATCCATCAACTGGCATATTTAATATCCCAAATCACTTCTTCAGTGATGGTGAGGAAGTGAGTTATACTGCAACATCAACTTTTATTGGAGTAACACCTTCTAAAATTCAATATGATAATGGTGGCACATTAACAGATTTGCCAGATACAGTTTACATATCTCTTGAAAGTGATTTTGAATATGATACCTTTAGGATTAAATTATCTCCTGGTGGTTCCGCATTGACCAATTTAACTACAGGAGGTGGTAATGCTCATATCTTCTCTATGAGTAAGTCTTTAAGTAAGGCTATTCTTTCAATTGATGGTATGGTCCAGAGTCCTATTGCGTTTACAAATATTACTTACAATTTACAAGGAAATGTAAATGGCGAAGTTACTGCAGAGGCAACAACTTTTGCATTAAGTGGAATTACAACTGTAAATGTTTCTGATATTATTAAAGTTGATGATGAACTTATGGTTGTCAGATCCGTTGGATTTGGAACTACAAGTCTCGGTCCTGTAACTGGAATTGGACAAACTACTATTGTAACAGTTGAAAGAGGTATTTTAGGAACAGAACCGTCTTTACATAGTGATTATACTGGCACTCCTGGTGTCGGCATCGCAAGTATATTTAAGGGATCTTACAACATAATTAATGATGAGGTTCATTTCATAGATGCGCCAAAAGGAAATTCATCAATTACAAGAACTGAAAATAATTTAAAATTCCAAACTTCTGAATTTACAGGTAGAGCGTTCTTAAGAAAGGATTACTCAACGAATAGAATATATGACGATATATCAAATGAATTTAATGGAATTGGAAGAACATTTACATTAACTGTAAATGGTTCTAGTGATGTTGGTATCGGCACGAGTGGTGGTAATGGACTCGTTCTTATTAACGGAATATATCAAACTCCTTCAGCATTAAATAACCCTGAAAATAATTTTGAAATTATTGAGGAAGCTCCTTCGGTAAATGTTCCATCTGGAATATCTAGTGTAAGATTTACTGGTTTAACAACTAGTGGTGGCATCTTTATATCCGAAGAAGATGTCAATCAAAATCAAATTCCTAGAGGTGGACTAATTGTTTCTATTGGATCTTCTGGTGGTCTTGGATATGCGCCTCTTGTAGGTGCAGAGATTGATTTAATCACTAATCATCACCTACCTTCAAATTGGGGAGTAAATCCATCAAATCCTGATTTAGGTATCGGTTTAGTTGTTGGAAAATTTGTTACTGAAGTATCTTCAGAAGGCACGTTTACGGGAAGTAGTGATACAATTACCGGGATTAATACTTCCGGAATCTCTACTGGAATGGAACTACAAAATAGTGATAATGTTGCATATGGACAAACAGTAACAAACATTGGAAATTCTGAAGTTACAATTAGTAGTTCCAGCTACATTGGTCATGGAACAACATCTATTAATTTTGGTTTTAGAAAACCACTCGGTGGATCTGGATATTTTAATAATCCAACCGTTTCAATTGCTACTACAACATCTGGAACTGATGCAGTAATTACTGCAACGGTAGGTGCGGGTGGAACCGCAATATTCAATATTATTACTGCCGGATCTGAGTATCCGGACTATCCACAGGCATTTGTTTCTGAACCTTCTTATGAAAATCTTGAAGTTGTTGGTGTTTCTAGAGTAGGTCTTGGTGCAACTACTGATACTGGAGTTGGATTACTAATGGATATTGAAGTTGGTGCAGCAGCAACAACTGGAATTGGATCAACAACCAGCGAAGTTAGAGGATTTAAAATTAAGAGACAGGGATATTCATTTAAAAAGGGTGATATATTCACTCCTGTCGGACTAGTAACCGCTACTGGATTGTCTTCTCCAATTGAACAACTTCAATTTGAAGTCTTAGAGACCTATGATGATTCATTTGCAGCATGGCAATTTGGTGAACTTGAATTTATTGATACGATTAAACCATATCAAGATGGTATTAGAACTAGATTCCCATTATTCTTCAAAGGTGAGTTGTTTAGTGTTCAGGTTGCAGAAGAATCAAGAATGAATGTTGAAAATTCACTCTTAATCTTTGTCAATGGAGTATTACAGAATCCTGGAGAAAATTATTCCTTTAGTGGTGGAGCATCATTTACATTCTCAGAACCACCTAAAACGGGAGATCAAATAGCAGTATTCTTCTATAGAGGAACTGCAGATATAGATGATAGGCAAATTGGTTCTGTCATACCAACTTTGGAAAGAGGTGATGAGGTTCAAGTTAAGGAATATTTGAATATTTCTGGACAAAATTCCAGAAGAGTTTTTGATTACAAAGAATCTGATGTATTAGAAACTTCTCCATATAAAGGTAAAGGAGTTTTTGGAGAGGATTCTGGTGAGATTGGAAGAACTTTTAGACCAGTTTCTTGGACTAAACAAAAGAAAGATTTAGTTCTTGGTGGAGATATTGTATATAAAACAAGAAGATCCTTACTCGGACAAATATATCCAACAACTAATATCATTAAAGATGTCAATCCAGGTGATACTGAAATGTATGTTGAAAATGTAGATTTGTTAGTCTATGAAAATCCTTCTGCATTTCTAGGAGAACAAATTAAATTATTCCTTATTGATGATAATACAGATTTTGTTCCTGCAGAATTTAATGTGGGCATTTCAAATGGATCTATTGACACGTTTGAAATAACCAATCCAGGAGCAGGTTATACAAGTAATGATGGATCTCTTACATTAATTGTAAATGATCCACCATATACTATAAGACCTGGATGGCCAGATACGGTTGAAGTAGAAGAAGGAAATCTTATCAATGTTTCAAATAATTTATCCCTTCCTCCACAAAGATCTTCAGTTGGAATACTAACTGTAGCGATTGGCATTGGTGGAACTCTCATGAACCCTTCAATAACAAATTCTGGTGCTGGTTATACTGTAGCACCAACTGTTGCTGCCCCATTACCACCTGCAAATGAGGAAGTTGTTGGAGATTTGAATACATTAGAAGGATTTAGTGGTATTGTTACTTCAATACGTCAAAGTGGAACTTCTGGTGGAGAGGTAGTTCAATTTAGTTTAGATAATCCATTGGAAGACTGGGTATGGGATACTAGTTATGTTGGTTCCGATACTGGAAGTGTTGTAATCCAGGATACTACAGTTCCATTTTACAGTGGTGGTACTGGTGTTGAATGGACAGTTTATTTTGTTGATAGAGTATTTACTAAGATAGTAATGACTAATAGGGGTTCTAACTATCCATTTGACCTAGCTTCCGCACAAGCTCTTAATTCTAACTTTGGTTATCCAATCAAAATTACACCAAGTATACCTCAGGCATCCAGTTCATCTTCGATACAAATTGATAAGGTAATGGCTTCAGCACATAATATTGCCAAAATTGAATTTGATCTTAGAGAACAATATTTAAATGATAATATGGATGCAATTAATAATAATGATTTTAATGAAGATGGTACTTTGGGAGTAGGTGATTACATATCTATTACAGGCACTAGTGTTCCAAGAGGTGATTATTTTGAAACATTAGATCTTGCTGTTCAATCACAAATAGTTCTGGGTTCTGCTAATTATGATAGTTCTGGTAGACAATCTTCTGGTAGACCATCAGTTTCAATAGCATCAACATATATGGATTCTATTTACAAAGTAGAAGAATATGATAGAAAAGATGGTAATAGAACCGGAATTATAACATCTTTTGCTTATATTAATGATTTGACTAATCTTCCAACTGCAGATGTGAGTGATGGGGCTGCGATTGGTAACTTCTCTTGGGGTAAAATTGGAATTACTAATACTATTACCGGCACATACAAAGTGTTTGGTAATACTGTTGATGCAGATTTGACAAATTACACAACTGTCCAGAGAAGAAGTTCTGGTCTCAGAGATACTGGATCACTGACTCCAGGACCTGGAATTGCTATAACATCCAATTAACTCTAAAAAACAACCAAAAAACTTCCATAAATACCTAAAAAACTGATGTAATATGGCAGCTATAGTAACAGATCAATTTAGAATCCAAAATGCAACAACATTTATAGATTCTCTGACAAATAATTCCTATTATGTATTTTTAGGACTTGCAAATCCTTATGATGCTGGTGGAAGTAGTATAGGATTTGGAAGAACTACATCTTGGGATCCAGATAGTGCTGGAGGTTCAATACCACCTCCACCGGTAGATAATCAAAGTTATTTGTCTCATTATAGAGATACTATATTGTTTGGAAAAAGAATATCTCAATCCAATGTGAGAAGAGTTATAAAAAAAGTAGAGTGGTCTGCAAATACCAGATACGATATGTATCGTCATGATTATGACATTTATAATCGTTCTCCTAATTCAGATTCCTCAAAATTGTATGATTCAAATTTTTATGTAGTAAATAAGGATTATAGAGTTTATATTTGCCTCTATAATGGATCTAGTGGAAATAATTTAAAAGGAGAACCGTCTCAAGATGAACCACTTTTTACTGATTTAGAACCTTCGGTTGCCGGAGATAGTGGTGATGGATATATTTGGAAATATCTTTTTACAATAGCTCCATCAGATATTGTAAAGTTTGATTCTACAGAGTATATTGTATTGCCAAATAATTGGTCAACTAGTACGGATTTTGAAATAAAATCTATCAGAGATGCTGGTAACTCTACATCCAATAATAACCAAATAAAAATCGTATATATTGAAAAATCTGGAAATACTTTTTATAAAACTGGAACATACCCAATATTAGGAGATGGTACAGGTGCAGAAGTTCAAATTACAGCAAATAATTCCGGAGAAATTGTTAGGACAAAGGTAATTAATGGTGGTAGTGGATATACTTATGGTATTGTAGATTTAAAATCTCAATCATCTATACCTTCATCAAGTTTGGCAAAACTAGTCCCAATTATACCCCCATCAAAAGGACATGGATATGATATTTACACCGAACTTGGTGCAGATAAGGTATTAATTTATGCTAGGTTTGATACTTCAACAAAAGAATTTGTGGCAAATACAAAATTTGCTCAAGTGGGAGTCATAAAAAATCCTGAGTCATTAAATTCAAGTTCTGTTATATCAAGCAATACATTTAGTGGATTATATGCAATAAAATTGAATGGCACTCCTGAAAATTTACCAATAATTGGTAAAATTATCAGTCAAACAACATCGAATGATCAAAGTAAGTCGGCAAAGGGTTACATTGCTGCATATGATCAAGAAACAAATGTATTAAAGTATTATCAAGATAGATCATTATATCTTACCAATGCTATTAATACTGTAGATAGTTCTGCTATAACAAATTCTGGTCAATTATTACCATTTGAATCTTCCGGAATTTCAATTACTGCCGAAAATTTTGAAGGTTCTATTGATACCACTTTTAATGGAAGTACCGTTGAATTAAATGACGGTATAATTGGATTGGGAGTAACTTTTGTTGGTGGACTTGCTGAACCAGAGATAAATAAAGGTACTGGAGATATTATCTACATCGATAACAGGTCTATTGTTTCAAGAAGCATTAGACAAAAAGAGGACGTTAAAATTATTCTGGAATTCTAAGAAATGGCTCAAAAAACAAATTTAAATGTAAGTCCATATTATGACGATTTTGATTCGTCAAAAAACTTCTTAAAGGTTTTATTTAAACCTGGTTTTCCAGTTCAAAGTAGAGAGTTAAATTCTTTACAATCAATATTACAAAATCAAGTAGAAGATTTTGGTAGTCATATATTTAAAGAGGGATCCATGGTGGTCCCAGGTAATGCAACTTTTGATGATCAATATTATTCTGTAAAATTAAATGATACTCAATTTGGAGTAGATTTATCGTTTTACATTGATAAACTTGTAGGAAAAGTAATTACAGGACAATCTTCGGGAACAACTGCAAAAGTTGTAAGAGTAGTTTTTCCAAAAGAGAGTTCTACAATAGATAATATTACATTATATGTAAAGTATATCAATTCTGACGAAAATTTTGCATTTGAACCATTTAGAGATGGCGAAACTTTATCATGTGTAGAAAATGTGACTTATGGAAATACCACTATAAATTCAGGAACAACTTTTGCATCAATAATTGCTACTGATGCAACTGCTATTGGATCTAGTGCTTCTATTGATTCTGGAATTTATTTTATCAGAGGTTATTTTGTAGAAGTCTCTAAGCAAACTATTATATTAGATTATTATACAAATACTCCATCATATAGAGTTGGTCTTACAATCACAGAGTCATTAGTTTCTGCTAAAGATGATGATTCGCTGTTTGATAACGCTAAAGGATTTACTAATTATGCTTCACCAGGTGCTGATAGATTAAAAATATCTTTAACTTTATCCAAGAAAAGTTTAGATGACAACAAAGATACAAACTTTGTTGAACTTTTTAGGGTAAAGAATGGAAAGATCCAAAAAGTAACTGCAAAAACAAGTTATAATCAAATTAGAGATTATCTCGCACAAAGAACTTTTGAAGAATCGGGAAGTTATGCAGTAGATCCATTTGAAATAACACTTCAAGAATCCTTGAATGATAGGTTAGGTAATAATGGAGCATTTTTCTCAAATGAAAAAACCAAACAGGGAAATGATCCTTCTGATGATTTGGCATGTCTTAAAATTGAGAATGGTAAAGCATATGTAAAAGGATATGATATTGATATCATCAATGAAGTTATAGATATTGAAAAACCAAGAGATACTGATACGTTTAGATCAACAGTTCCTTTTGAGGTTGGAAATTTATTCAGAATTAATAATGTAACTTCTACACCCCAACTAAGAAAAACAGTTACATTATATGCTGGACTTGGACAATCTGGACCAAGTTCAAGTTCAGGAGGAGTAGGAGTTGCAAGAGTATATTCATTTAATTTGACAGATGCTCAATATACAGACGCTTCCACATCTTGGGATTTAAGACTGTATGACATTCAAACATATACTGCTTTGCAATTTAATACAGATTTTTCAAGAGATGCTGGAGATCATATAAAAGGTAAATATAGTGGAGCTAGTGGATTTGTAGTTGCAGGAGATGCTGACGATAATTGTAGAGTAAGACAAACATCAGGAACTTTTATTGTTGGAGAACCAGTTATTATAAATGGAATTGAAACTTCAAAGACAATAATTAGTATTAATACTTATGGAATTCAAGATATAAAGTCAATTGAGCAAGATAACGCAACTCAAGGATTTAATAATAGTGGATCAAATTTCACAGCAGATTTCATTTTAGATAGAGAAATCCTTCGAGGTGGAATTGCACAGGTTAATATAACTGCGGAAGGTGCAGGAATTTCTACAGTTACCGCTGGAGGAAGACCTTTTAATGGTATCAAAGTAAATGATATTATCAGATATCAAAGATCTGGAATTTCTTCAGAAACTTTTAATAGAGTAACAAGTGTCGATAATACATTAACTTCATTTACAATCGCTGGTGTCTCTACTGTTGCTAATGTATTTGATGGTGGTCTTAGTAATAGTGAAATTACTACTCCAATATCATTAGCAAAACTATTACCAAGAGGAACTGGGAGATTATATGCCCCATTATTTGATGAAAATGTTTCTGAAGTTAATTTATCAGACTCTAAACTTAGAGTAATAGGACAAGTTAGAGGTATAGATGTAGGTCCTACCAATACATATGATCTTGCTACATCAGATATATCTGCTTCTACCAATTCTGAAATAACATTAAATACAGCAACTTCATCCTTTATCGGGTTTGATCAGGAAAATTATTCGCTGTTTTATGATGATGGCACTCCAGTAACTCTTTCGGATGATGCATTTTCAATAACTACAGATAGTAATACTGGAAAAAATAGTGCTATCCAGATTAGAGGATTAGTAGATGCATCATCTGCAGGAAAAACCGTCCTTAATTTTACTGTAGAAAAGGATAAAATTAAATCCAAAATTAAAGATTATGTTAGATGCTCAACACTGTATGTTGACAAATCAAAATTGGTAGAGTCGGGATCAACATCAGACACCTCTTTAAATGATGGTCTCACTTATAATAAGTGGTATGGTCTTAGAGTTCAGGACGATCAAATTTCATTGAACGCTCCAGATGTAGTTAAAGTTTTAGCTGTTTATGAATCTTTAAATAATCAAAATCCAACACTTGATAGCATTGAATGCACTTCCACCAGTCAAGTGCAAAGCAACGCTATAGTTGGAGAAGATATTTTAGGTTCTTCTAGTAATGCAATAGCAAGAGTTGTTTCAGCACCATCTCCAAATATTTTAAATGTTGTTTATTTGACAAAAGAAAGATTTGTTGTTGGAGAATCTATTACATTTAGCGAGTCAAATGTAACTACAATTGTAGAGAATCAAACTAGAGGTTCATATAAGGATATATCAAATTCTTTTGCCTTAGACAAAGGTCAAAAAGATCAATTCTATGATTATTCGAGATTGATTAGAAAACCAAATACTCCAGATCCTACCAAGACCTTGTTGGTAATTTTTGACAAGTATGTTGTAGCAACAAATAGTGTTGGCGATGCATTTACTGTCGCAAGTTATAGTTCAGATAGGTTTACTGAAGATATTCCGACAATTGGTGTTAATAACGTAAGAGCATCAGATACTCTAGATTTTAGACCAAGAGTTTCTGAATTTAATCCAGCAGTAACTACGGATAGATCTCCTTTTGATTTTATATCAAGAACAACATCATTTGATTCATTGCCAGATACCATTTTAGCACCTAATGAAGTTTCAACAGTATCATATAGTTACTACTTACCCAGAATAGATAGAATTTATATTGATACATTAGGCAATTTTGTAGTAGATAAAGGCAAATCTTCAAAAAATCCCCAACCGCCACAGAAATTGGGTGAGTTTATGGAATTGGCAACTCTTAACATGCCAGCTTATCTTTATAATACTGAAGATGCATCACTTACTCTCATTGATAATAGAAGATATACAATGAGAGATATTGGTGAACTTGAAGGTAGAATTGAAAATCTAGAGAAAACAACATCTCTCAGTTTACTTGAATTGGACACAAAAACTATTCAAGTAACAGATTCTGAGGGAAGAAATAGATTTAAGTCAGGATTTTTTGTAGATAATTTTAAAAATCTTGATAGAATTGATACAGATATTAGTTTGGTCTCTATAGATTCTACCGTTGAAGAACTTTCACCTATATTTACGAGAAATACTGTAGATTCATTGTTAGCAGCGTCTTCTGATGCAAATCCACAAAATTTAGATCTTTCTACAAATTTCACTTTACTTGATTCTTCAATTCAAAAAACTGGAAATTCTTTAACCTTAGCATATAAAGAAGTTGATTGGTTGGAGCAACCATTAGCAACTAAAGTTGAAAATATCAACCCATTTAATGTTGTTTTATATGTTGGTGCCATTGAATTAACACCTAGTGTTGATACTTGGATTAGAACAACATGGATGGCAACTTTGAATCGTTCAAATACAGTTAACACTGCATCCACTAATCTTCAAACTAGAAACGTCACTAGAACTCGTTCAAATACTACGAGAGTTGCAAACGTGAGAAGGAGAGGAACTACTGTATTCTCTGGGACATCTACTTCTACGGCAACCAACTGGGGAGTAAGTTCTAGAGTTGTTACTTCAACCAGCACATCTGTTCAAAATGTTTTAAGATCCAGCAGTGCTGAGGTCTTTATGAGATCTCGTAATGTTCATGTTAATGCAGAAAATCTAAAACCAAGAACTAGATATTATCAATTCTTGGATAGCACAAGTGGCGTTGATTTTATGCCAAAAATGTTGGAAATTGCAAGTGATTCTACACTGCAAAAATATGGTGCAAGCACTTCATTTAGTATTGGAGAAACTGTAGTAGGAACTATAGATGGTCAAGAAGTTACTCGCTTTAGAGTAGCACATCCAAGACATAAAGAAGGACCTTTTGCTGCTCCAACAAGATTCTATAATGCAAATCCATATACTACAGGAGCATTTACCGATACTTTCTATTCGTCATCATCCAAAACTTTGAATGTTGATACATTCTCAATGTCTCAGCAAGCTCAAGGTGATTATTATGGATATGCTGCAGCAGGGATGAAATTAAAAGGTCAGACTAGTGGTGCTGAAGCATATGTAAAAGATGTTCGTTTAATCAGTGATAATTTTGGAGATTTACTGGGAGCATTCTTCCTAAAGGATCCAAATACAACACCTTCTCCTGCAATAAGAATCAGAACCGGCAATAAGACGTATAGATTGTCATCAAGTGCTTCAAATGCGGAAAATCTTCCAGGAAGCACTGCAATTTCTTATGGAGAAGCACCATATAATTCCACAGGAACACTGCAAGTTTGGCAGAGAGTAGTTACAGTAACTACAACTAGAAGAACAATTACAACAGTAACGAGAACAAATACGACAACCAGAACTAACAACTTTACACAATTTTTTGATCCACTCGCTCAAAGTTTTACAGTTGGTGGAAATATTCAAGTTAAATCGAATATTGATACTGAAGAAGATGCAAATGGAGCATTTTTAACTTCGGTTGATCTTTTCTTTGCAACTATTGATGAAAATAATGCTCCAGTAAGAGTAGAAGTTAGAACAATGGAGTTAGGAACTCCAACTTTACGAGTTATCGGTCCTAGTGTAACAATTAGACCAATAGAAGTTGATGAAAATGGAAACGAAATTGAAGTTATCAAAACTTCTTCAACTGGAGATGTTGCAACTAATGTAAAATTCCCAGAACCAATTTTCTTAGAACCAGGAAGAGAGTATGCTATCGTCCTAATTTCTGAAAATAGTGATGCATACGAAGTCTGGACTGCTGTGATGGGAGAAAAAACAGTTAATACCGCAACTCTTCCAGATGTTGATGCAGTTGTTTATACTCAACAGTTTGCTCTTGGATCTTTATTCAAATCACAAAATGGATCAATATGGACAACTGATCAATTCCAGGATCTCAAATTTAAATTATATAAAGCAGAATTTACTGAAACAACTGGTACTGCATATTTCTATAATCCAACTCTAGATGTTAGTAATGGATATAATCAAAATCTACCACCAAATCCAATTAGTGCCGCACCTAAAACAGGATATATTGGTATAGTAACAATTACTGATAGTGATACAGCAGGGATATTGACAGTTGGAAGAAAACTTTCTGGTAGTAATGGTATAGGTGGATCTGCTATAATTGTTGGAACTGGATCTAGTGTAACAGGAATAAACACGATTAGTGGTGGAGAAAATTATATTCCAAATCTCTCTTCTAGAAACTTTGCAGCAACAAATATTAGTGGACTTGGAACAGGTCTTGTTTTACAATTCTCTACTTCTGGAGTTGGAACAGTAACGAATGTGAGTGTTGCAGAAACTTCTCCTGGATTTGGATATATTGAAGGAGACATTGTAAGTATAGTTGGAACTGCACTTACAACTGGAAGAGATGCCGAATTTGCAATTTCTGGAATTGGTAGTGCAAATAGGTTGTATTTAACAAATGTTCAAGGGTCTTTTGGACAAATAAATACTCCAAACGATTTTGCCGTTGGATATGGTTTAAGTTACTATGACGGATCAAATGTTGTATCTTGGGCAGCTACAACGATTACAGATTCTGTAGAATTGACAACAGGAAGAGAACTTTTTGTCAGACATTTTGATCATGGAATGTATTCCGCCACAAATAAAGTTAAATTAACTAATGTGCAACCTGATGTGCCTCCAACAATATTAAACGCGCCTCTCTCCGCTATTAATAGTGGAACGTTTACTGTCGTTAATGGCACCGAATTCGCTAATTTTGAAGGATTACCAGTTGGAAGCGAAAACTCAGGATATTTAAAAATCGGAAATGAAATTATTGAATATAGTAGTCCATCAGGAAATCAACTTACTATTGTTAATAGAGGTCTTGATGGGTCAGTGGCAGAGAGTCATGAAGTTGGAGAAATCGTACAAAAATATGAATTTAATGGAGTTTCATTAAGAAGAATTAATAATAAAACTCATAGTATCTCTGGAACTATTGGAATTGATAGTTACAATATTAATATTGATATGTCTGCTTCTGGCAGTATTGCTAAAAATAGAAGTCAAGACACAAAAGATATCGGTAACAACGTTATCTATCCAGCACTGTCATTTAATACTAATAATAGTGGTGGTGGAGACAATGTATATGCAACTGAAAACATACTATTCACTGGATTAAGACCAACTTATGATATTGAGACACCCTCAGCAAATACTTTCGTTAATGGTAGAGTAAGAACTATTTCGGGAACAAGTGTGGGAGATGGTAATAATACCACCGAAAATTCCTTTATTGATATGGGATATCAACCTATTCAATTAAACACTTACAATTCTTTGCCAAGTCCAAGAATAGTTTGTTCTGATGTAAATCAAAATGAATATCTAACAAATCTTCCCAGGAAAAAGTCATTCACGACTGCAATTAATTTTAATACAACAAATAAAAATGTATCCCCAATATTACATTTAAATACTGCATTTACAGAATTCTTTAATAGTCGTTTGAATAGTCCTGTTTCAGATTATACTACCGATAATAGAGTAAATTCTATTCTGGAAGATCCACATGCAGCTGCTTACTATAGCAGAGTTGTTCAACTTGCAAATCCAGCAACATCGTTAACAGTCATTTTATCCGCATATAGACACGAATCTGCTGATATTAGAGTTCTTTATAGTCTTATAAGACCAGATTCTAGTGAAGTAGATGAAGAATTTGAATTGTTCCCAGGATACGAAAATCTTAGATCCGTATCTACTGGATATGAAGTGATTGATCCTAATAAAAATACTGGACATTCTGATGTTAATATTCCATCCAGTATCGATGATGAATATTTAGAATATGAATACAGTGCGGATAATCTTGGATTGTTTACTGGTTTTAGAATTAAGATTTTGATGAGTGGAACTAATCAGGCACAACCTCCAAGAATTAAAGATTTTAGGGCATTAGCAGTTAGATGATTAAAGTAGAAGGACATGTAAATCTCTATAGAGATGAAAAAAGTGGCGCTATCATTAATACTGATAGCGCATCATATGATAAGTATGTAAAAACAATTGAAAATGCCGAAATAAAAAAACAAGAACTTGATAAGATAAAAAGTGATATTGATGAAATTAAATCTTTGTTGAGGGATCTTTTAAATAAACAATATCAATAGGGCAATTAGTTATCATATAAATACTTAAAAGTACATTGATCCCAGAATAATGGCAGTTTATGTATCAAATATTGTTATTGAACAGGGATATGATTTCGAGACTACCTTTGAATTAGAAAATTCTATAACTAATGAACCATTAGATTTGTCTACTTATGAATTGCCTAATGCAGTAATTAGAAAAACATATTCAAGTTCCAATATTTCGGCAACTTTTTCTAGTGAGTTTGTTGATGCTGTTTTTGGTAAATTTTTACTAAAATTAACTGCTGCAGAAACCACGTCACTAAAACCGGGGAGATACTTATATGATGTAAAATTAACAACTCAAGGTACTGGTCTTACTTCTAAAGCAGTTGAAGGATCAGTTATAGTTAGGGGAGGAGTAACTAAGTAATGCCTACTATAAAAGCAAGAGTTGGTTCTCAAAACGTAGTAAGAGTTCTATCTCAACAAACATCTGCAGTATCAAAACTTTTAAATTTAAGTGATGTAGAGTCAACAAAAAAGGATACTGACGGTGTAATTTTAGTTTGGAATAGGCCAACATCTCAATTTATCATGACAAGTGTCATTGATAATGAGATTGGAATAAGTGATTTGACAGAATCTTATAATGCAACCACTGGAGCATTAATTGTATCTGGTGGTGTTGGTGTTGGGGGAAATCTTAATGTTGCAGGTATTGCTACCTTTGGAAGTGCATCTGTTACTGTTGATGGTGATAATGAGATCGTAACAGTTGGTAGTGGAGTAACTCTTAGTGGTGAGGATGGTATTCGTACCAAAAAACTAACAGTAGACGGCGATTTTGTGGCAAGAAATCTCACTATTAGTGGGATTGCTACTTTAGCCTCTGAAGGCGGAATTACAACGACTGGTGGAAATTTATATGTAGGAAGAGATTTATACGTTTCCGGAGTATCTACATTTATCGGTAATGCCACATTTAGAGGTGGCACTATTGGAATTGGTGATTCTACTAGTGATGATATTAATGTATCAGGCGAATTTATTTCGGATTTAAATCCAAATTCTGATGGTCTATATGATTTAGGTATAATTGGAGAAAGATGGAGGAACGCTAGATTTTCTGGTTTAGTTACTTCAACGACTTTAAATGTTGCCGATACAGCACTAATATCAGGAATATCAACTTTTGCAGAAGCAGTTTTTGTCAATGGAACTCTTACTGCTGGTCTCATTGATGGAGGAGAATACTAATGGCAAAACCAAGCACAAGACAAGGATTAATTGACTATTGTCTTCGCAGATTAGGGGCACCAGTTCTTGAAATTAATATTGATGATGATCAAATTGATGATTTGGTTGATGATGCAATTCAATATTTTAATGAAAGACATTTTGACGGTGTTGAAAGAATGTATCTTAAGTATAAAATTACTCAAGATGATATTGATAGAGGAAAAGCAAGTGGAACTGATGGTGTAGGAATAGTAACCACAACAGGAACTTCCACAATAGTTGGAACAGCAACTACATTTAATTATTATGAAAATTCAAATTATATTCAGGTTCCAGATTCGGTCACCGGAATAGAAAGTATTTTTAAATTTGATACCAGCACAATTTCTGGTGGAATGTTTAGTATTAAATATCAATTGTTCTTGAATGATTTATATTATTTCAATTCCGTAGAACTTTTACAATATTCAATGACAAAAAGTTATTTGTCGGACATTGACCATCTTTTAACGACAGATAAACAAGTTAGATTTAATAAGAGACAAGACAGATTATATCTTGATATTGATTGGAAAGCGCAATCTGAGGGAACTTTTATAGTTCTTGACTGTTACAGAGCATTAGATCCAGCATCATTCACTCAGGTTTATAACGATAGTTTTGTTAAAAGATATTTGACTGCTCTTATGAAGAGACAATGGGGTCAAAATTTAATTAAGTTTAATGGGGTTAAACTTCCTGGTGGAATAGAACTAAATGGAAGACAACTTTATGAGGACGCTGAAAGAGAATTAGATGCAATTAAACAATCAATGGCAATGGAATATGAACTTCCACCAATGGACTTGATAGGGTGATTCAACATGGCTCTTAATCCATTTTTTCTTCAAGGCACTTCCGGTGAGCAAAATTTACTTCAGGATTTAATTAATGAACATTTAACTATTTTTGGTTTAGAAGTTCATTATTTGCCTAGAGCTGTTTTTAGAACTGACAACATACTTCAAGAAGTTGAGTCATCAGTTTTTGATGATAATTTTGTTCTTGAGGCATATCTAGACAATTATGAAGGATATGCTCCAGATTCGGACATAATGACCAAATTTGGATTGAGATTGAAAAATGAAATTAAATTAATTGTATCTAAAGAAAGATTTGAAGATTTTATTGGAGCATATTTGGGTGGACAAAATTGGGCTATAGATAATAATTTTATTACTGATAGAGAAAAGTATTTGGTAAATAGACCGGCGGAAGGAGATCTAATTTGGTTTCCTCTTGGAGAAAGATTATTTGAAATTAAAAGAGTAGAAGCAGAGAAACCATTTTATCAATTAAACAAAACATATGTTTATGAACTGCATTGTGAATTATATGAATATGAGAATGAAGTTATAGATACCACTTCAGATCTTGTAGATAGTTCCGTGGTTGATGAGGGATATATTGCAACAATGACCCTTGCTTCTATTGGTGTTGATGCTTCTGCGACAGTTAGTGTTGGCGGAACTGGAATGGTTAGACAACTCACATTAACTCATGATGGGATTGGATATAATACTACTCCTACAGTAACAATATCACCACCTTCTTCTGGTATAGGTACAGCAACAGCAGTTGCGATCACCACCAATACCGGAACAACATATTCCGTAAAATCATTAAAAATTACTAATCCAGGATTTGGATATATCAATACACCAACGGTCACTATCACTGGTGGAGGAGGATCTGGTGCTAAAGCAACCGCAACTTTATGCAATAACGGAATATCAACATTCTCCGTCAATCCAGACAACACAGGTTATTACAATACCACTCCAACTGTCACAATTACTGGTGGAGGAGGTTCTGGAGCAGTAGCAGACGCCGTTGTTGTTGATGGATCTATAACTTCATTCCATATCGTAAATACCGGAATCGGGTATACAGAATCTCCCACAGTTACTGTATCTGGAGTTTCTACAACTGGCATAGGAACATTTGCATTTAATGAGTTAATTACGGGTCAATCTTCTGGTGCTACAGCTCGCGTTAAAGATATTGAAATAAATTACATCCCAGTTGGTGGTGGATTTGATACAGATAATCCAAATAAGTATTTAAAACTTGGAAATGTGACAGGAACATTTTATGTGGGAGAAACTGTCATAGGAGCAGCATCTTCTGCCGTCTATATAGTTAAATCATATGACGATGACTCTTCTGGGGATGAATATGATATTAACGATAGTATTGAATTGGAAGCAGATTCTATAATTGATTTTACGGAAAGTAATCCATTTGGAGAATATTAATGTTAGGCACTTATTTTTATCACGAAATTATACGAAAGACAATCATATCTTTTGGTACACTTTTCAATAATGTTTATATAAAACAGTTGGATAAAAGTGGTGCTGTTGCCAATCAGCAAAAAGTTGGTCTTTCTTATGGACCAATGCAAAAATTTCTTGCAAAAATTCAACAGCAGGATGAAGCAACAAAATCAGTTGCTATCAGTCTTCCAAGAATGTCATTTGAAATGACAAGTATTCAATATGATTCTACAAGAAAGGCAGGAGTAACTCAAACATTTAAGGCAGTTGACTCTTCTGATGGAAACAAACTGAAAAAGGTATTCATGCCAGTGCCATATAATATTGGATTTGAATTGAATATATTCAGTAAATTGAATGATGATGCTTTACAAATTGTTGAACAAATTTTACCATTTTTTCAACCATCATTCAATTTAACTTTGGATCTTGTAGATTCTATTGGAGAAAAAAGAGATACTCCAGTTGTTTTGGATAGCATTGATTTTCAAGATGATTATGAAGGATCTTTTCAGACTAGAAGAGCACTTATATACACTTTGAGATTTACAGTAAAAACATATCTATTTGGTCCTATTGCATCTAGTGCTGAAGGTCTTATTCGTAAGGTTCAGGTTGATATTGCAAATACAACCAATACTAATACTGCAACAAGAGAAATGCGATATACTGCAACTCCAAAAGCACTTAAAGATTATAATGCAGACAATATAATCAACTCTGCAGATGATGCTTTGATTGAACCAGGGGATGATTTTGGATTTAATGAAAATTGGGATATTCTTCTAGACAGTAAAACTTATAGTCCAACACAACAACAAGATATTTAAAGATTATGAATGATAATTATGATGCTATCGATAAAGCTCTGAATACAGAGAGTGATATTGTAGAGTCAAAACCAAAAAATTTAGATATCATTAAACCAAAAGGAGATGATATTAAAAAAGATTATGAATATACTCGTGCAAATTTATATTCTCTAATAGAAAAGGGTCAAGAGGCGATTAATGGTATCATGGAGGTCGCTGAAGAAGGATCTAGTCCTAGAGCATATGAAGTTGCGGGTCAGTTAATTAAGAGTGTTGCAGACACTACTGATAAGTTGATTGATCTACAGAAGAAATTGAAGGACGTAGAGGCAGATACAAAGAAAACTACAAATAATGTGACAAATAATGCCGTGTTTGTTGGATCAACATCAGAACTTCAAAAAATGCTGAAGCAAGGTTTTCTAAATAATAATAACGCAAACAATAAAAATGAAGAAGTGTAAGCAGGGACATTACTACTGCTATAAAGATAAAAAGTGCAAGCGAATTCCTCTCGGATATCGTGTAGGTCTTGGTGGTTGGTTGCGTAAAGAAAAAGAAGAGGAAAAAGACGAAAACACAGAAGAGAATGGAAATCACAAGAATGGCGATGGAAATGGGAATGGGAACTCTAATGGGAGTTCTGATGGTGGAGGCGTCTCCGAAGGTTGGAGTCAAAAGTATAAAAGGTCCATCGATTGCAATAACCCAAAAGGAT